CTCAAGAACACGAATGCCAATAAAGTTTACAGAAGAAAACTTATCCTTCAAATTACGAAGAAGAACATCAGTAAATTGGTGATATCCATAATCAATTTTGTAATTTGTGCCCAGTTTACGATCACGAAGGAAAGTCAAACCGTTAGCCGTTCCACGAACACCCAAATAAGGTTCGGACTCCCATCCTCGTTTTACTTCAACATGGTATGGAAGATGATTGGATTCCCCATCAGTCAAAACAATACACTGAACTTTTTGAACTTTATTTTCTTTCTGGAAAGTTGGAAGGATTTGATGAAGAGAAATCAATGCCTCATTCAAAGGAGTTCCAGAAAGAGCCAAGCGATGAGGAAAAGTAAATGGACAATGATACATATTTGAAAAACTAGAAGCCAAACGCCAAATATTATTCATCTGATGTTCGAGATCTTTTCCAGATACTTTACTAGTGAGAAGATTCATCATAGAAAACGTTTCATCAACATAGAACACATATTCTTTTTTCTCATAGTGCGGAGTAAGATCGCAAGATTTGTAGGTTCGATTATCATAATCATATTCGCGGCGGCGCCACTCATTTGTGAAGGCATAAACTTCAAACGGAATCGCAACTTTCTTGCAGAACCAAACAAGATTGAAGAGTTGCTTGACCGTATCCAGCATAACGTCACTCATTGAACCGGACCAATCCAACACAAACACCAGACCATGGTTCTTTCCATCTGCAAGAGTGGTAACTTTCTTGAACAGGTCTTCATTGTATTTGTAGGTATGGAGTTTGGAGCAGTCCAGAACACCAGTGCGGGCAGTTGACGCACGAGCATAAGAATCCGCAGCTTTTTTACACTCAAACTCTTTAACCAGATAATTGACTTCCTTTTGTGCAGATTGTTTGAATTTCTTAAACTCCAAATCAACGGTCTCAAACAAGTTCATAGCTTTGAACTCATTCTCTTTCGCATGTTCATTATGCATTTCTTGTTGCTTGGAAAAGCACAAGTCAATATCATTATGGACTGCACTATTCTTTGCAATTACAGTGTCAAGATTTACTTTGGTAACTTCAACATAAACATTTTCCCAAGTATTTTCCTTTACAAGATCACGAATCTTTTCTTCCAAAGAATCTGCTGTACGAACTTCTGGTTCGCAACTATCACCAGCAGCATTTTCCATTTCAATTTGATCGCCATCAATTGATTGTCCACTAGAGTTTTCAGTATTCTGCGAACTAGAATCATTTTCTTCTTGATCAGAAGAAGAATTATCACCTTCTACAATATCACTTGGAGGCGATTGAGAATCTGATTGTTGTTTAGGAGGTTCTTGATTTTCAATCTTTTTTTCTTCTTCTTTCTTTTTCTTACAATACTTATAAAGTTCTTCTGCAGCAATCAAAACATCTGCAAAAGATTCAGTAGCAGAAATCATATTAACAATTTCCATCTCTTCACCGCGATCAATCGACACTTCGGCAAAATTACCAATCTTGAACCACAGATTTACTCGGTCAGCAAGATTCATTTTGCTCACATCTTCTTCACTAATTTGAAAGAAATCGTCATCAGTAAGTTCTTTATATCCATTAAAGAAAGTCTTTGCCAGGCCAGGATAGCGGCGCTTCATCAGTTTTTCAATGCGAGCATCCTCTACCACATTGACAAACTGCGGGGGAATCTTGTGTTCCTTGATCCAATCTTCATCGGGAGTATAGAGAGCATGACCCACCTCATGACCCACCAGAAGGTCATACACGGTGTTGCTTGCCTTCTCCCACATCGGCAGGGTCAACACACGAGTGTGAACGTTGAAACAAGCAGTCTCTACATTCTTGTGCTCAACCACAAGGTCTTCAGTGGCAAGAAGTTTGGCAAGTTGGGACTTGATTTCGTGCGAAATAGCCATGGGTTTGTTTCAGATGAGGCTATAATACGACGAAGGGTTGCCTTTTGAGCAACCCATGTGACGCTTTTTGAACTGGGCAAGGCGTGTCTTTGCCTGTCGCAACGCTTGCGGTTTTAGTTTACGCTTTTGCTCCTTCTTGGAGTGGTGTTGCCAGTTTGGAGTGTTCATTGTTCTATGGCAGTCAGGCCACCATACTAGAAAAACCTTTGAGTTTTTCGAATCGAAGGACACTTTCGAATCTGTCCTCCAATCCAGACTTGTGAGAAATCACAAAAACATTTGCATTTGTAATGACATAACGAATAATCTTAAGAAACTCTTCCGTTCCAAATCCATCAAGAGAAGAATCAAACACTTCATCCATGATCAAAAGATTTGTATTGACTGAGTTTTTAAATCGAGCAACTTCCCGCCACGTAAAGAGAAGAGATAAATCAATTCTCATCTTTTCCCCCTCACTAAAAGAAGCATAGGAAAAATCTTCATGAATTGGGGACTGAACGGTTTCGTTGAACTCTTCATCAAGAGTAAAATTAATATAGAAGTCCATCATTTGAAGGAACTTATTAACCTGCTGATTAATCAGAGGAAGATATTTCTTGATAATTTGAGATTTAACTCCACCGTCTTTAAGTAGACCATACGAAAAATCGTAATGTCTGATAGTGTCCTTTTTAGAAGCGAGCTCGTCGTATGTAGTTTTTAAATTGTCTTTGAAGGATTCTAATTTCTCATGTTCAGAATTTCTGTTTGCAAGGTTCTCGGTAATAGTTTGAATTTCAGATTCAAGATCTCTGATTTGTCTCTGACATCCAGCGATCTTAGTATTGTTTTGAGAAATGCCATGCGTTAGTTTAGTGATCTCCTTCGATAGTGTAGTAAATTGACGCTCTCGCTCTTCTTCTTCTTTAATTGCTTCCTCTAACTCTTTATAGCCAGATTGCAACTCCTTTGCTTTATCTTGAGCGTCTGCAATTCTATTTAACCGAAATTCTTCCTCAATCGTTTGAGTGCAAGTAGGGCAGACCGTATTCTCTGTGAAAAACTTATGCTCAGCAGTAATCGTTGATACCTTCTGCGATATCTTTCCTTTCAGATTTCCCAACTTACGAAGTTTATCGCTAGCACCAATTACATTCTCTTGTTCTTTCGTATATTGCTGCATATATCCCTCAAGGATAATATTTGCATCAACATATTCACCAACTTCAGAATCTAACTTGGTAATCTTTTCTTTATTGGCATTAATATTGGCATTACCACGATTCTCCAACTCTTCAATAAAGTTCTGCTGCATCTCAACTTTATCTTTCAAGTTTTCTTTCTTCAACTCCAGAGTTTTAATTTCTTCTTTGAGTTGACGGATCTTTTCTTTAATTACAATATTCATTGATGAAAAGATCTTAATATCCAAAAGATCTTCAATCACTTCTCTGCGATTTGCAGCCGACAGTTGCATGAACGGAACAAAAGTACTTGAACCCAGAATTACAATTTGAGTAAAAGACTTATAGTTCATTTTAAGAACATTCTGTTCCAACCATCTTTGTTGATCTGATGTAGCAGATGATTGATCCAACAAAGAATCGTTTCTATAAATTTCAAAAAGATTTGGTTTAATTCCCCGAACAACTTTCCAATTTGTTGTTCCAATAGAAAAGTATACCTCAACTAAACAATCCTTTTCATTTACACTATTGATTAGTTGTGGTTTATTAATTTTGCGAAAAGGTTTTCCAAACAAAGAAAAAGTAAGTGCATCCAACACAGTACTTTTTCCAGCACCATTTGATCCAACAATCAATGTTGTGTTGTGTTTTTGAAAATTAATTTCGGTAAATTGATTGCCAGTAGAAAGAAAATTTTTCCAGCGAATCTTTTCAAATAAAATCATGGTGTGGTGGTGGAACTACAATGTCGTCTTGTGTGATTAAAGTATATCTACAATCTTGTATTTCGCAAGTTTTAAGGATTAAATCATCATCTACTTCTATAACATGCATTTCTGGAAATCCTTGTTCCTCAAGCATCATCGCAAATCTACATGCATCGTCTTCTTCTTCGAACAAATAGAGAATAGAATCTCCATCATCATCTACAACCGAATATGCTCCTTTGTGTTCTTTTCCTTCTATGGTAATAATAAACATTAAACCAACTCGCAGGCTTCTTGATAGATTTCTTGAAGAAGTTTTTGAACGGTCGATTTGTTTAAATCTACTTCTGCTTCCTCAACATATCTATTTAAGATAGAAAGAGTATCTTCGGATTCAAAATCTGCTAGATCTTCTTTACCATACCAACCAGTAAAATCAAAGTTTTCAACTACCTTTAATTCAGAAACATTTGCAGAATAAAGTTTATCAATAAATTTTTCAAACTTTTTAATGTCTGATTTTTTTCTTACGATAACTTTAACGATCTTATTTTCATATTCTCGCGTATCAAATGTTTGGTGTGGAGTGTCCTCATAGTAGATGTTATAAAACATTCTATACGGATTATTGATAGGAGTCAACTCCAAAGTATCAGTATCAAAAATATGAAATCCACGAGGATCGTTTACATCATTCCAATACAATTCATATGGATTTCCTAAGTAGAAGATTCTTCCATCAGTCGATCGAGTGTGATAGTGGCCCGAGAACACATGGGTGAACTTCTCAAATAACTTGCTTTCCAAACCATGCTCCATGACGATTTGGTTATTAACTCTAAATCCTTGGAGTTCAAGGTGCCCCATCGCACACGAGCAAGTTGTATTTTGAATACGTTTGAGAGTAATTTCTTCATTTTCTTGATTGATCCAAGGTATAAACAAAAGTTTTAATTTATCTAACTCAACTTCGGTTGCTTCAGAATAAACTTTTACATTGTCATATTCTCTTAAGAGAAGATCGACAGAATTAAGATTGTTTGTATTTTTGTAATACGTTGTATGATTACCAACAATCGTGTGAACCGTACATCCAAGATCCTTAAGGCGATCGTAGTAATTATTTTTAGCCCATGCAAGAGCAGAAAAATCAATACCTTTACGACTATCAAAGGTATCACCCATATCTACAACTGTGGTAATACCTTCCTGCTCTAAAGTTGGGAAAAATATATTGTTATAGAACTCCAGAAAAAAGTCATGGAAAAGCTTAGAGTTTTTCCTTGCTCCAAAATGCTGGTCCGTAATGATTGCGACTTTCATTCAGTATCTAAGTTTAGAATACACGGCATCCTTAATAGAATTATAGTCGGAGTAGTTTGATCCGTCAACACCACCGTCTTCAAAAACTTCATCAAATCCACTGCTTTCCAGAATTTTATTTTTAATTTCTAGTTGCTTCTTTTCCTTTTGAATTCTCCTCAAAAAAGCGTAGTGAATAATCTGAGTGAAATAGGCAAAAGGGTTTTGAGATTTCTGTGGATCAAAGTTATGAATATATTGAACACAATTTTCAATGCCATCACAAATCATGTCATCCTTAAACATGTAGTTGACAAAATTTGGTTTAAATGATAAATGTGTTGCAATCTTTAAAAAGCATTCTCCAATATAATTTGGAATAGGAGGTTTTGGTTTTCCTCGAATCAGTGCAATTTCTTTATCTTCACGATACTTAATTAGAGCTGCAAGAAACTCCTTATTATTAACGTAATGTTCTGACCTTTTTCTTTTGGTCATAATTGCTGTAGTTATCATTAGGGTAACTCATAATATGTATGAATTATAGCATTTTTACAAATGCTTGACAAGTAGCAGAAATATGTGTAGAATACCTTTGTCCGGGTTAAAGATGAGGCTTAGCTATCTTTAAATAACTTCTCTAAGATCTCTTTAGCATCATTGATGTTAGAAATATAACCCATGTTTCTGTTCAGTTTTGTTTGCTTTGTCTTTACCTTTTCAGATTGTCTAATGTAAGACTGGTAGAGAGTGATCATTTCAATATCGGAAGATTCACTCATTGTAAGGATGTCATCCATGTTCAGAATGAACATGTCTTCAGTGGTTGTTTTTAACCATGGTTCTAGTTTGTATCCCATGATTCCCATTCTTCCTTTAATTTCAGAAATGATAATGGGATTTGATACTAAAAGAAGTGTTCTGTCTTCCTCTTCGGTAGCTGCTACCTTAGCGAAGATTTCTTCTCCGGTTTTTAATTTGAGTGTTGCATAAAAATCGTCTTCGATCATATCTTTAATTTAATTGTGATTATATCATAGTTAAAATTTTCTTCATTGTAGATTTTTACTCTTTCAATAAAATGATTTAAAGTATAGTTTTTTCTTGATTTATATGTACAATCGTCAGAGATGTCGTAGAGCACTGCTTCAGTTTTATTTTTTCCCTTTCTAAGTACTCTTCCAATTGATTGTAAATTTCTAATTCTCGACTTACTGGGTGAAGCGAAGATAACATTGTGGAGTCTTTTAATATTAATACCAGTAGAAAAAGTTCCATAAGAGGCAACGATAATAGCGTTGTTTTCCCTTTCAGTAATTTCTCGAACTAACTCTCTTTCTTCAGTATCAACTCCGCCATGTACAAAAAATACCTTGCGGTCGTCACGCTTGTCATTATTTATCTTTTCATAGAGCACTGCTCCATGGGCTTCGACTCTTGCAAAAAGAACAAGTGTGTTTCCTTTCAGATCTAGTGCAAGGTTTTTAATAAATTTATTTCTTTGCTCATGTGATATTAAATATTGAATTTCATCCTCATAGGTTTCAAATTTTTGTGGAGGATGTTTTAGTACCAAGCAACGAATATTGAGTTGAGAAAGATGTCCTTGTCTCATCAACTCTTCAGTTTTAGTTACCTTATATGATGGACCAAACAATCCTTC